GCCAAGAAGCGTGCTGGTCCAGGAGTTCGGTGCGCCTGAGTAGTCTACGTCAACGCCGGTAGTTTGGCGGGTCAGATTCGTGTGCGTGGCAACACCACCTGAGATGGTCACGGCGTACACCTTGGCCAAACCAGCATAAAGCCAGTAGCGTTGGGTTCCGATCGTAGCTGGGATCAGGTGGTGGGGCACAACAGCCGGCGAGTTGTAGACTTCACCATGGCCGTAAAACTGGTAGGCGTACCCGTCCAAGAAGCGGATGTTGCGAGCATCCGACCAGACGTTGATCGGAAGCTCGTGTTGGCTGAGGTCTTTGTTGACACCAGCCAAACCTGCGTTAGGTACACGGACGAGAGGCATCTCGGTCCTCCTTACTTAATGAGACCTTTGGATTGGGCCCAAATGTAAGCGCCGACGGCAAGAGCACCGATGATCCAGATGAACTTCTCAACAACACTCCGACCGACGCCTTGGTAAACTTGATTGGTGAGCTTCTCAATCGCTTTTTCAGCGGCCTTCTCAGCAATCTCGTCAATTTCGGCTTCAGACAGAGGTGGGCACTCCGGAAGAGGGCACGTACGTGTTTGGGTTCCGCTCATTTCTTCTTTTCTCCTTCATCCCACTCGACTGAGTTTTCGCAGTGGTTCTTGTCAAGCCAGTTCAAAATGCGGCAGAGCACGCAGCCCCACCGCCTCCCGTCCAGCTGCGCCTTGTAAGCGCGGCTGCTGATCGTTTCGTCCTCATCGCCATCGAACACCGCATTGAATAGTTGATCAATGGCGACTGCTACACGACGGCCGTAGGACTTCATTTCAAGTTCCTCAGCTTGTAGATCGTGCTGAGGTAGAGTCCAGTCAGCTCATCAACGATATTTTCGAGCGCTGGCACACCGTTGGCGATGTCCGTGCGATGGTCGTTGATCCAAACCACGTCGCGATCAAGCATCGACAGGATGTCTCCTTTTTCGTCATCCTCAAGCTCCTCGACTTTGATCTTGCCGAAGTTGCCTTGGTAGGCCTCAACGAGCTTGTCGATCGAATCGATGACACCGTCGTAAAAGTCACCCAACGCGGTGTGCTGGGCAAATGAACCAGTCGCCCAGTGCTCGAGATGGGCAGCATTGCGTGCTGCAAACACCTTAGAGACGAGCTGCTCAATCATTTGGACACCTGGCCGGTAAGAATTTCGTCGGCGCGACCAGGACCAATCAAGCCCGCCTGCTCAAGGCTGTGCAGCATGGTCTTGATAGGCTCCAGATTGCGATCAACGAAGTCGGTGCGTGGGTCATCGAGCAGCTTCCAGAAGATGCGGATTCCTGCATTGGCTTCTTTGGCTGCGTCAATGGCCACAAGCTCTTCAACAGTGAAAAGCATCTGGAAGGCGATCGGGCCGATCAGTGGAATCACTGTGGATCCTGTTACGATCTCGTAGACAGTTTTTGCTGGGTCCATGAACCGTAGGTCTCCGCACTCCCAGGTACCATCAACCCATATTGGATTTTCCGAAGTCTCAAATAGAGCTCCAGTGACGATGTTCTTAAGTTGTGGCATGATTAGATTCCTTTGAGTGACACAGAAGTGTTGAGTATGGTGCCCTTGTTAGCGACGATGTTTGTCGCAGTGTGGTCAAATGCTTTTCCAAGGGTCCCGCCAACGGCGTTACAGGGGTAACCACCGGGCCCCATAGAAAATGGGACTGTAGTACCTGGGTTACCTGCCGCTACGGTGCCTTGCGACACTCCGACGATGGCAGCATTTTGATATTTCGTCAGGCCGAAGGACATACCACCAGCTTGACTGCCAGAACACAGCAATATGGTAAAGTCACCCGCTGGTCTGGCAATGCAGTATGGGGTCAACGACAACCCTGTCGACGTGGTAAGAGCTGAAATTGTTCCGTTTGAGTTCATGAGGTATGGAGTAACACTGCCACCACCTGGGAACAGAACCAAATTTCCCCTGTCGATGAAAGCGTCACCGTTAGTCATACCTGCTGATGCGTTGGAGATGTAATTTGTCCCCGTGGTAGGCATGTACACGACAATGTTGCCACCCGATCCGGTGTTCACCAACCAGAAAGCTGAACCATCGGTCAACATCCGGATGTACTTGTTTGTCGAGGACTCAACGTTGGTATTCGCCACGGAGAAGGCTGCGCCCTGGACTGCCCCGGCGTTATTCAGAACATATCCCTTCGTATTTGTGCCGTCGGCGATGGCACAAGCGTAAAACCCTGTGGCTGCGGCAGCAATTTCCGGCCATGCGGTGGACGCAATAGTTGCGGCGTTCAGAACTGTGTAGTTCAAAACACCTGCGCCTGCCGCTGTAACAATGGCATGGCCGAGCGCGTTGCCGGCAACGGTGCTGCAGATGGCGATAGCTACATTCCCGTTCGACAATTGAGCCAGGCGCGGAGCACTTCCAGACGTGGGTGAACTCGTAACGTTCGCGAGTGCCGAGACGACCGCGCCAGTGTTGGAGTAGATACCAATCTGCATCCCGCCCGCAGCTTGGAACGCGATGGCGAAACCGCCGCCGGACAAAGGCAGCGAATCGTGGTAAACTGCGTTGGTTCCGATCTTCGTAGGCGCAACAACCTGGGTGAGAAGTTGGTCGTAGATGGCAAACCACGTACCGGCGTTAGCACCACCTTGGAAACACCACGACACAAGAATGTTGCCATTTGAGAGTTGCTGAACTGCGGAACCCTGTAGCGAACATGATGCAGTGCTGTCAATAGTGAGAGATTTGACGAGCGTACCAGCAGAGTTGTACTTTGCCACACCAATACCACAGTTAGAAGTGGTTACTGGGAATGAAAGGTACAAACCCCCGTCAATAGGACTTGCGAAAATTTCCTTACGCGAGTAGTTGTTCAACACAAAACTTGAAACTGCCGTTGAAGCAATCAGTGTAGTGGCAATGTTAGCCGATGCCGCGTAGTCTGAAACCGCGACAGGATAGAGTTTCCCTGCCGCGTTCAAAAGAAGCAGGTCATTCGCATTAATTGCGTTTACGCCTGCAGGTCCTTGCAGCGTCGTACCGTTTTTGAGAAAGTCACTGAGTAACATTATTGAAGCCTCCAGGTTGTACCGTCATACCACATACGGAAATTTTCTCCGCGAACGTTGCAGACTAGATCGTCCGCAACCCCCATAATTGTTTTGCCGTTACGACTGAGCGTCAACGCATTAGGCGACCACGTGCCTAATGCGTCTATGAGTTCAATACAAGCTCCCACTGCAGGGGCAGCAGGCAAAGTCAATGTGAGTGGCGCGGCAGAAGTGTCTGTTAGGTACATCCCTGCCGTGATAGCTACCGAAGCATTGATATAGATTGGAGCCACATTACTCCAATATGCGTTAATGCCGTCAGTCGTAACGAACTTCCCAGCGTTTCCAGGTTGACCAGGAAGTGCTGCATTGAACGCAGTAGCAACCACAAATGCACAGGTTGCCAGCTGAGCTGTAGACGTACCAGTTGCCGCGGTGGGAGCAGTTGGGATGCCGGTAAAAGCGGGCGAGTTCAACAAGGCGTACAACGCAAAGTTGGCAGCCAGTGCGTTATCGCCAGCGATGCGGGCCGCGGCTTCGGTGTTGATGTTGCCTTGCAGCGTGTTGTCATTGGTCGTACGAATCGCGGCTTCAGCAGCTGTGCTCGTGTCAACGTAAGCAGTGCTTGCCGCACGCGTCGAGTTGTCTCCCTGGGCTTTGGTGGGCACACGGATGTCAGTTACCGCTGAGAAGTCATGCGTCCCGGCGTAAGTGTCACCACCACGGTGGGAGCGATCGTTGCCGCTGACCAGGTAAAACTGAGTGCCGTTGTACCAAGCAACAACGTATTCATTTGCTGTGATGTCACCAGTGACTAAGGCTTGGCCGTCAATCGCGGTAAGTGACTTCGTGCCAAGTGCGTTCACTTGGATGGTCGTCGCACCAGTATTGGCATGGGTCGCCTTGAAGCCGATGAAGAAGTTGGCCGTGTAAGCAGCCGGAGCAGGTACCACAGTGACGGTAAAGTCGTTGACCGTGGCGCCTTGAGCTTCCACGCCAGTGCCAACGATCAGACCAGTGAACCCGACGAAGGTGTTCTTCAACACCGACTTGATGAGACGCAGGTGGTCGTCACCTTGGCTCTTTGGGTCCGTGCTGGTCGGGTTCGCCGTGTTCAGGTCATTGACATAGGTGCCAGTTTCGAGACCCATGGATTAGCCCTCCCAGATGTTGAAAGTACCGTAGCGAGACTGGGCTCCAGCATCGACGCCGAGGGTTACGATGCCCTTGGACTTGTCTTCTTGGATCTGAATCTCGTTGACGGCGCGGTCGAAACGCTCCTGCCACATGGCCAGGCGACCGTCATCACGGATGTACGGCGCCGACTCAAGAAGCGCACCGAAGAGGTACGCATCAGGGTAGTCAGTGAGCAGCGAATTAGTTGGGCTTGCATCAGACAGCCCAAATTTGCGAGCGTAGCGCAGGGTCAGCGGGTAGGCTGACTGAGCGTCACGATCGAACTGAATTTGATTGGCCTTCACCGTCCAATAGGTCGGGTAGGTCGCAATCGGCATGTACGGCAACTTGGCCGGTGGCTTGAAAATGAGCGTCCGACGGGGAATCCAGGATTCCAACCACATCGACACCGGGGCGCTGTAATCAGTGGGCAACGCCACGTATGCAGACCCAGGCACGGCAGTCAACGGGACTTCGACCTCTTCCTCACGGAGGGAGAGGAGACGATTCAGCCGTGACTCAGCCAGGGAGATGAAGTCCTTGATCTGGTCCGTCAGGTCGCTACGATGAAGCCACGAGGCCACCGAGGCCTGGAGCTGAGCATACGTGGCGATGGCCATGATTACTTGCCTTTCTTGGCCGCGGTTTTAGCTGCGCCTGCGTCCTCGCCGGTGGTCAGCTCGTCGACTGCGACGAAGCCTTCTTGGCGGGCAGCATCTTCACCTGCGGCGTCAGCCACGATGCGCTCGGCACCTTCGGCGCCAAACAGGATTTTCGGGTATTCGTTGATCGTTTCCATGAGGTTCTCCAGATGATTAAAGGAGACGAGGGCCGAAGCCCTCGTCATTCCGATTAGTTGGACAGGATACGTGCTGCCAACTGGGCGCGGAGCGTCTTGTAGCCGTACAGCACATCAATACGGCAAGGCAGGTTGTCGTTGTTGATGTCGTACGCGCGGACGATACGCATGGAGATGCCGTCGTACACCTCGCGGGCCGAGAAGTCCACGCCCTTCGGCATGATCAGGTCGGCGGTTGCGAAGGCGAAAGCATCCTTGTGGAACACCATGGACGGCTTGTACACGGCCGAAGCGCCGCCGACCTTGGTCACAGTGGCACCGTTCGGGATGCCGGTGGCCAGGACGTTCTGCATACCAGTCGAGGTGTAGATCGCCGGGCTGATCGCCAGGTTACCTGCACCGCCGGCGTAGTCGGCAGTCACGACGAACTGCTGCAGGGTACCGGTGTCCGCCTTGGTTTCAGGGTGGACGCGGTTGCAGCCGCTGAACGTGATGATGTCGCCCTTCTTGAAGGTCGTCGCACCAGTCGCCACGGTCACGGTAGCAGCACCGTTGGTTGTCACGGCACCGTTGACGGTGTACGTGGTGGCCGACAGAGCGGTACCAGTGGTTTGGGTCGGGATCAGGGTGTTTTCGTAGAAGTCGAAGCCACCCGTGCGGCCCATGATACCTTCTTTGTACTGCTTCGAGATGTTGGAGCTGTCCTGGAACAGGCCCTTCAGAGCATCGATCAGGTCGACCTGGTCCGTGGTGTTCAGGATGCAGGTGCGGTTGTTGTCGATCGGCGCCAGGTTGTCGTTCAGCAGCTTGCGGCCGGTCATCACGTTCTTGAAAGTGACGGCGGAACCGATGTTGTTGACGGCGTTGTACACGTCCAGAGCCATCGAGAAGGCGTCGGCTTCCAGGTTGGCAGCCAGAACAGCCATGGCCGGCTCCAGGATGCGGGAGCTGAAGTCGTCCAGGGACAGGGTCAGTTCAGCGGAGCTGAAGTTGACGTCCACGCCCTTCTGGGTAGCGACCTGCAGCGGCACCTTGTTTTCGGTCGTGTCTTGCGTCGACAGGGTTTTGCCCGTGCGGACCGTGTACTGGTTCGGCAGGCGGATGCTCAGCGTGTCACCGATCTTGGCGCCCGAGTTGGCGAACGAGTCGTCGTACTGGCGGTTGATGTTGCCGATGAAGTTGAGCTTCTGGTGCAGAATGCGGAGCGCTTCGCGCGTGATCATCTGCGGGGTGAGAAGAGTATTTGCCATGATTTAGCGAGTCCTTTGCTTGCGAAGTTGTTCATTACGGTGCTTCATCCATTCGTCCGTGTTCATCCGACCAGGATCCTTGCCTGCCGGAGCATTCGCGCCGACGGTGGGGACCGGTTTGACCGGAGTCGCGGTCGTTTGGGTAGCAGCACCCATCTGTTTTGCCACCAATTGGTCGCCTACGTAGGCCCGGTGCAGCAACTTCACGATCCGAGCATCGGTCACTTGGCCCAATTCCTGGGCTGAGAATCCGAGCTTTTCAACTGCGAAGTCACGGAGCTTGCCGGCCAACTCCGGGGACCAACCTTTGATGTCGCGAGCCAGGACCGCATTGCTTTGTTCGATTTGCTTGGCAAGGTTCTGCTGCGCCTCGAGAGCTTTCTGCTGTTCCTTTTGCTGCAACTGCCCGAGCGTTGCCGCCCGAGTGTCTTTCAACTGCGAAAACGTCATCCACAGCTGTTGCGCCTTGGCGGGATCTTGCTGGCTGAGTGCGGTCCAATCCACTTGCTCGAACTGCTTGATCTGGTCGTCAAGAGCTACCACCTTTGCGGCTTCCTGCAGGTATTCCTGCTGCGATTGCGCTTGCTGGACCAGCTGTTGCTGCTGAACTTCCAGTGCGCGACGCTGCTCGGCGACTTCCTGCGTCTTCCGCGTGTAGTCCGCGTTCATCATAAGCGCTGGTTTCAGCGCCTTGGGGATCGCGTACTTCTGGCCTTCGTACTCCACCTCTTCGGTGTCGTCCACAGGCGTGGCATTGGGATCGGTGTTTGTGGAATCGTCCCCTGCATCGCCTGAGGTCTGACCGGTGAGAGTGGAATCGTCAGCCTGAGGGTTGACGACTCCCGTGGTCGTTTCGCCACCCAGGAGGTTCGTGGTGGCGTCGGCGGAGGGGTTGGTCGTATCGGTGGTCATATTGTACACTCCTAGTTGGTTGGTGTAAACGGTGCCGCAGGGTTAGCCACAGGTGCCTGCTGCGGCGACACAGGCTGTGGAGGAATTTGTTGTGGAGGCATACCAGGCGGCATACCTCCGGGTTGTGGAGCGGTCAAAATGTCAGGCGAGGTCAGCACCTGCTGCAGAGTCTGCATCACCAAGGCCTGAACCTGCTCAGGCATCATGCCGGTTTGCATGGCCTGCAGGCGCTTGGTCTCAGCGTTGTAAGCATCAACCTGGACCTTGGCCACATCGACCGACTTGTCCTTCTGAGCTTCCTGGAGCTGCTGGCCCATCTGACCGAGCTGCTGCTGGAGCTGTTGAATGACCTGCTGCATCTGAGCTTGCTGAGGATCTTGGCCCTTGACCTGGGGCGGCAACATGGCCTGCAGACGCTTGGCAATCTCGTCAGCACCCGGCCAGTCCAGATTCTTGGCTAGTAGGTCGCCAATGACCGGAGCGGCTTGTGGGTAGACACGGAGCAGCTCAGTCATTTGGGCTGCAGCTTCTTCGCGACGAGTGGTGAAGCTCGGACCGGTCTCGACGGTCAGGTCGTACTTGCCGATCGTCAGGTCGAACACCTTCTCAATGCCCTCTTCCGTGGTAGTCGGCTTGCCAAGCGGCACGGTCTTCGGATCATCGCCCTCAGGACCGAGGACCCGGATGATGCGCTCGCCAGTGTAGACGGTCGGGATCAGGTCGATCAGGATGCGTCCAGTGTGGCGAATGGCGCGAGCCAGGTTATCGATGAAGTGGAACGTGCTGACGTCGCCTTCACGCTGACGAGCCAGGATGGCGCGACCGGAGGTCTCGTTGCTACGGGCTCCCAGGGACGCGTCGTAGATGCCCATGATCGACTTCAAGTCGTCAGCCGCGTTGAGAGCTTCCTGAATGGCTCCTGCGGCAGGGCCGGCGTACGGTTGACGCTGCGGAGGCACTTGGCCGTCGTATTCCATGTAGGCATGGCTCTGCGTGTTGGCAGTATTCCACTTGTCCACATCAGTTTTGAACGCACCTTTCGGGCCGATGAACGGAGCTTTTGGCGCCAGTGCCACCATTTCAGTGGACGTGGTGCGCCAGTAGTTGAACATGCGCTGCGGATCCTTGGCGTCGCGGATCAGGCTGCGGAAGTAGCGCTTGCCCTCGACATTGACCTCGTCGCCGTACACAGGAACGATGGGGATGTACTTGCCGGCCCAGTCGTTCTTCTCCAGGACCTCAGCACCCGTGAGGATGTACTGCTTGACTTTCCAGCTCTTGGTGGCTCGCTCGCCGACGACCTGCAGGCCCATGACCTCGAACACGTCCTTGGCAGCTTTGAAGCGCTCAGCATCGATGATGGAGCCGTCGTTCAGCGCCACGATCAGGCGGCTGACTTCAGAGCGTTCCCAGTATTCGGCCAGCATGACCTGCTCGCCCTCAGCCCACGGCTCCTTGAGAGTCGTGTAGCCCAGAGCTTCCCAGTCAACTGGCTCGGCTCCTTTGTACTTCTTCTCGAAGGCGGCCTTCTTCATCATCTCAGTGACGAAGGCTTGGTTCCAGTCGCTCGAGTCCGCAGCCACCGAGTGGGGATCGCCGTAGACGCTGAACACGTTAGACACGCGATCGATGCACAGGTCCATGTCGAACGAGTCATCGTGGGCGTAGTCCAGCTTGACGCGCCAGTAGCCGATGCCGCAGGTCACCGAGTTCTCGATGGCCGTGTCATAGGCGACGTCGGCGTTCGAGGTGTATTCGATGTTGCGGATCAGGCCGTTGATAATCTCAGCGGTCTCGACGTCAGCCTGGTCATCAGCCGGGTGGCACTTGATGCTTGGCTTGTTCTGCCGAGCGTCGTTGACCACCTGACGGATGAAGCTGGGCAGACGGTTGACCGTCAGGCATGGGCGCTGCTCGCGCTCACGCTGCTTCTTGACGTTGTCAGGCCATTGCTCACCCAAGCGGGCGAAGCGGATGTCATCAAGCGCCTCTTTGCGATTGTCTGATTCGGCCTCAGCGGCCAAGTCGAACGCCTCTTTGGCGTCCTTCAGGATGTCTGCATCAGTTGCCATGGTTTACCCCATCCAGCCGCCGGACGCGTAGCCTCGGTCGGTATTGCGTTTAACAGGTTCAGTCGTGGCAACCTGCAAGCCACTGACCACGAGGTACCGAGTGGCATCCATCAAGTGGTCGTTCTCTTTCACTACATTGCCCTTCTCATCGCGGCGGTACAGGCGGAACTCCGACTGCCAGTTGCCAAGGCTCTTGAACACCTTGAGCTTGCCACCAGACAGGCGTTGCCAAACAGCGTAGAGTCCAGCTTCACGTGCATTGACCGCAGTCTGCAAGCTGAGACCGAGCTCAACGTACTGCTGGAGCAGTTGATCGCCGTCTTTCTGGCCACGACCACGCGACGCAGGATCGATGACACCGGGAATCCAGTCGCCACGTCCCTTGATCGAGTCAGCGTGGATGATCGGCTCAGCCTGGCCGCGATAGTGCTCGCTGTACAGATACGTCGTGCTGGTCTCTTGATCGACGGCGCCCCAAACAACAGCAGTGCGGTTCCAGCCCACGTCCATGCCGTACACCCGAGGCCAATGCGCTGGGATGTCGAAGTCAGGCACGATGATGTCAGACTCAGGCACAGGGTAGATGGCACCAGCACCAAGTTGCGGCACACCTTTGGAGCGAGCATCACGCTGGAATGGCGGAATCGAGTCCCACAGCTCTTTCTTGGCGGCATCATCGAGGTGGGGCACGTCGTCCCAAGTGGCCATGACTACGAACTTGGAGCCGTCCGAGCGCTCTTCGATCTGACCACCGGGCAGGAATGCCAGTACGACCTCAGACATGCCAAGCAGCGGCGTGAACGTCAGCATCAGCATGCCGTTGTTCGTCATGGTCCGCAGCAAGCACTCCGTGTAGATGTCCATCGGAGGCTCTTCATCCAACAGGATGACGTCTTGCTCCGTGCCCTGGAAGGACTCGCGGCGCTGGTCGTAGGACTTGAGGGTCAGTTGCGACAGACCGCCCGCTTTGTTGCGGACGTAAATGCTGTCAACCGAGTCGGCCACACCAGCACCACGGCTGATGCGCTCAATGGAGTCGCCTGGAATCAGGCCAGTGCCCCACATACCAATGGGACCAAGCAGCTTGGCTTGCAGAATCTCGCGAACCGTCTTACCGGTATCACCTGCGGCCCACGCCTTGACTGGGTGGTCGAAGCGGCGTCCATTCCACCAGATTGGGTAGTCGCCGGTCAGGTGCCACACGAGTTCGTACAGACCAACGCCTTCGGTCTTGCCCACGCGGTTTGCAGCAAGCATGAGACGCTGGCGGAACTTCTTGCCTGCCTCAAAGAAGCTCAGGTGCTTGGGGTAGAGCTCACGGCGCAGACGACCCTTGTCAGGGTAGTAGTTGTAGATCTTCCGCCGCTCAGCGCGACGCTGCTTCTCCTCGAGGAGCTGGAGCAGTTCGATCTTGGCGGCGCGATCCATCACTCAGTGTCCTCGTTCTTAATGAGGTGCTTAGCCAGCAACGTGAGCTTGGCGTCAATCTCTTCATCACTGAGTTTGTGGACACCCATCGTGGCGTTCATGTCCACGGTCTGGGCTGCAAGTTTCGGTGCATAGAACGGCGCAGCAGCTTTGGCGCTGTCTTGGCGCATGGGGAGGTCGGGGTAGACGATGTCGGTCACCAGCTCTTTGGAGACCACATTGCCTTTCTTGTCGTGCTTGATGTCCCAGCGCTTCTGCTCAATGGGCTCGCCGCGAGCGACCATGAGAAGCCACTCATGTGGAAGGAGACCTGTGGCCTTCGCTTCCTCGCGAGCTTGGGTTGTGATCTTCTGGACGGAGCCTTTTGGGCGGCCCGATCCAGGGCGTTTGCCACCGACTGACATGTGGAACTCTCCTGATTTTGTGATTGAGTATCTAGGGTGAGATATTACATCGCATTACCACGTTTGAACACCGGTGTAAATACTCC